TCCAGTATAAGTTACCCCAGATGCTAGTGATTTTACCTGCGAAATACCGTGCCATGTGTTTGCAGTATTTTCAATAAGCTTATATCCATTTTGAGTTCCATCTGGAGAAACGATTACATTTGGACTTTCAGTCGAATCATTATTTGTCCAAGCACTCTGATCAAACTGCTCACTATAAGCAAGCAAATTAACCGGCGTCGTTTTAACCAACCCATCACTGTCAACATAAGTCCCAGCACTGGCACGGCTGAAGGTGATTAGATTGCTGCCGCTTATCTTGTCAATTAATGATTTATCTTTTGCAAACCTTTGATCAAGTGTTGGTTTGCTTCTAGCTGCGCGATAAAGCGCATCAATAGCACCCCCGCCACTCGTCACACTTGCCCTAGTGGCTTGCAGCCTCATTAAACCAGCTCCGAGACTTCCAGCACGCCGTCAGTCGATGCGTCTCGGATAATGGCAATGTTTGGTGTTAGTGGCACTGCAAAATCAAGCCGTTCATCCTGAGCGATGAAATGTGATGTTGTCGCGCTAGCGGTTTGAGCTGTTGACCCAATCTCAATCCGAATGTCTGCCGAGACTGCCCGCACGCTGATACGCCTGCATGTTGCCGTTAGTGCGGTGTTTGCGCTGCTGCTGCCTGCTGCGAGCTGCCTAGCGACTCCCGGCGAGCCCAGCGGCTCAACTGCGTCGACGTAAGTGCCGTCAGGGCGTCTGATTGCTGCAATGCTGTCGGCGTTATAGCTGTAAGGCATGTCTTAGCTCCGTCTGATTGCGATGTTGCCAGGTCCGCTCAGTCTAAGGCCGGTCAACAAGCGTTCATACATTGGCGGAACCCGGTCAGCTCCAACGGCGCCTGATGTAAGGTTTGGCGTGATACTGATGCTGCCGATCGACACGCTCTTGTAATCCTCAAGCCCGCTCAGGCCGATTCCATCTTTATTGTTGTGCAGATAAACCGCAAGCTCAATTTGAGCCCTTTTGATCTGATCTGGGATCTCGGTGTCTGTGTAATAATCCGCCGTGATTGTGAATGGAAAGCCGGTTGAATATCGGCTTGAATAGGTGTCAGGCTTTCGCACTCCCGTCCGTGGCCATTGCAATGCCTGCGTGTCAGTTGCGCGAGCGCCAAGAAACCGCTCACGGTCTAGACGTTGTGCAGCAGCGGCAAGTGCCCTGTTTCGTGAGTCAGTGTTACCCGTGCCCCATTTTGAGGCATCAGAACTCAACACCATTGCATCAACCAACGCATCAGCGTCAATCAGCGTCAGGTAAGAGTTTGCGTTTGCGGCTCCTGCTGTTGCCACGATTACTACTGCCATCAGTCGATCCTGTTTTGCTGGTCTCCTCCGGTGCCGGGGCAGCGGCAGCCTTGGCGGTGGCTGCTGCTGCTTCCTGCTCCTTTGCCCTTCTAAAAGCGTAGAGCCCCATGATTATGCGGCTGCGGCTTTCATCACTGCGAAGTTCAAGACCACAACCTCACCAGCGGTTGAACCGAGGTTTGAGAGTGTGACATTAAAACTCCCTGCAGCAGTGGCGGACACAAACGCCAGATAGAGCCCGGTGCTTGCGCCTGACTTGACGCTGACCAATACAACATCGCTAGCAGTGACAGAGCTGTTGGTGACGGTAAAAGTGACCTCAGCGTTGCCTGCCAGTGATGCGTCATCGGTCGTGATTGCTCCTGATGGAGCGTTCACGGTTACGCCTGTTGCCTTACTGGTGAGCTGGGTTACAGCCCCGCCGGAGACGTAGCCAATGGCTAGGCCGGCGGATGTTTCAAAAAAGCTTGCCATTAGATCAATCCATTGCAGAGACGACGGTTGCGCGAACGATTCCGAGATTTTTCAGCTCGTAAACCTTCGACCAGTTGGCGACAGTAGCCAACTGAGTGCGGTTTGGGTTTGCATCAGTCACGGCCCACTTTGCGCCTACTGGGTGATAGACGTAATGAAGGTCGATTGAGAGTGCGTCACTTTTGGCCAAAATATCTCTATCACTTTCGGTCTGAATGCCAGCCTGCTCGCCGCTGCCAACACTGCCCTGAGAAAACATGTAAACAGCGTATTCAGTCGATGCACCCGATCCAACTGTGCTCACATCGTCTGAAACGATCACTCGCATTCCCAAGTAGGTGGGAACTGTCACGTCGCCGTAGGCGTTAGCGATTGACCCGCCGGATGCAGTTGCATCACCGCCGGCTACATCTGTCGCCTTGACGTAATCCACAGCACGACGTTCGACCAGTTCGTAGTAGGTCTTTGAGTGCATACAGATCGTATTCAGCTTTTCGCCTTGGTCGCCGAGCAATGCACGGGCCTGCGAAACCTGACGGGGGCTGAGAGATGTTGGCGTGTCGCCAGATTCACCGTCGATCGTTAGCCCAAAAAATGCGGCTGCAGATGAAGTGTTGTTGACTGCGCCAAACACACCATCAAGACACGCCAGCAAGTCTTTTTGACGCTGATGGTTCACATAATTGGCCATTTTCTGGCCAATAGCGGAAAGTGGGTCAGAACCGGCGGCAAGAGCTGCGAGATCACGCGATTCAAAGGCCCGCCCTCTGTGGAGCACAACACCGACTTGCTTGTCGGCTGTGATCTTGCCGGGAGTCAGTGAAGAGCTGTCAGACAGAACTTCAAAATCGCCACTTAAATTGGCTGAGAAAAATGGCACATTAACGAAATCGCCGCCATCCTCAGACGCATTAAGTTGCGCCAATGGTTGCACAACACCGCTTTGCAAAAATGCGTCGCGGCGTGTTGATTCTTCGATCAAATATGGAGTGAAGACCTCCGGAACTATGACATCAGAGCGCAAAACCGCCATGACTACCTCCTAAAAAATGGTTGTTTATTTTTCGGGCGTAACCCTTGCGGCTCTGCGTAGCTTCACCTTCGCTACATATTAGCGGTTTACGGCATTTTTTAGCCGTTCGTACAAATCACGATCTGTTTTATACAACCGTGACTGCTCTGTAAGGTTGAAGCTTTCAGCGCTAAACGGGTTCTTTGTGCCCGGTGTGATCTCACCACTAGCCCTAGATGATGGAGCACCACTGCCCTGGGGCTTCGGTGCTTTTTGCATCCATGCCGGTGTTTTAGCCTTCGCCCATTCTCCGACTGGGGTGCGCTCATAGCCATCGACCACTACGACAGTGCCATCAGGCTCGCGTTGGATTTGGTCGCGTTTTAGCTGGGTGTTAAGCACTAATTGCGGGTCATGCACCACATCAGACAATGCGCTAACAGCAGGGGCCATCAGCTCCAGCTCTTGCACTCGATCGGTCAGCTCCTGAATCCGTCTGTCTTTTTCAATGGCTGATTCTCTAAATTGCGCCTCAAGCGCTGCTTTAGCTTCGACGTATGCGCCTTTGCTCTCAAGTTGCTGTTGCTCGGCATTGGCCTTGAAATCAATCAGGGCCTGAACGTCAACATCAGCGGCCTTTGTTTTGTTTAGCTTGCCGATCAGCTCATAATTCTTTCGCTCTAACGCTTCAACGCTTTTCTTTAGCGCTTCAACATCAACTGTTGGTTGCTCTTGAGACGTAATCTCTTCGGTCATTTGAAACCCGTAAGGCTTATTTACGCCAATATCCTACTTTCTCTTTGGCGCTGCTTTTAACTGTGATCGACGCTTTAAGACTGGGTTGCCTGTCGATTCTGACTTGATCTTTACGACTGGATCATCAGCAGTGCCGACCCTAACGATGTTGCCGCCTTTAGGCCCTTTGATTGCAGCCCTGGCGCCGCCCATTGCGGTAACAGTGCCAAAAGTGCGCTTGCCTTGATAAACCCAACTGACTCGCTGTCCTTTTTTCATTTTTTCTTGCCGCCTTTTTTGGTGCCTTTTGGCTTCTTCGCCCCGCAATATTTCATCAGGCTGAATTGCTGTTGTTTTGATTCTACGGCTGCCCGTACCTTGCTTTCAACTGCTTCAGCGTCAGCTCTGAGCCGTCATTTGCTACAAACTTGCGGATTGCATCTTCTGGCCCGTATTTCTTCACCAGCTTGTTCCAATAGGGGATCCTGCTAGGCCCCAAAACATCGCGCTTTATGTCGTCGCCTTGTTCCTGCAACCATTCCCCATAAGATTGATTTGCCGGAACCGTTCGTGTCTTGGCTGCTTTGCTCATCGGCCCTGAAATGATGCCCGGTCTGCGTATTGCACTCGGTGGCGGTGGCGTCATCCCAAGCGCTTCGTAGTTAATTTCTGGGACTGTCGTTGATCTGCAGTTGAAATGTTGCGGTGGTGTCGGCCCCTTGCCGTACTCAAACACTTGCTGATCCAATGCCCTGCAACGTGCCGAAGTGCGTGAATCCAGCGTTGCGACGTATTTGTATTTCTGGGTGATTTCAGCGTTTGCCTTGTAGGTGGCTTGGCTGGTTGCATTGGCCACTTGATTGACGCTTGTTCTCACCAACGTGTTCACCTGATGATTCGCCACGGCGGTGAGTTGCCCTCCGGCTTGCGCTAGTTGCCGCACTGACAACGGCCCAAAATCAGCAAACTGCAAACGGCCCTTGAGACGCCTTGCCATTCGCGGCCCACTGTCACCCGCCAAGAAACCAGACTGAACCGTTTTTGTAAACAACTCAACTTGAGATTCAGCGATGCCTCTAAATGCCTTCGATACGGTTGAGCCATTTGGCAATGTGATCTGAGCGCCTTGAGTTGCTGTCAGCCTGAATGTTGCCGGTGATGGCCCCACTGCTTCAAGCAGGTCATCAGACAGAACGTTCAGCCCGATCTCGATTGGATCCGTCATCACAACAGCACGGGCAAACGCTGGATCAATTTGTAACGCCCTCACCTGCTCGATCATGTGGTCCGGCACCATCTGCAGCAGTTGCGCCCTGATGAACTGCTCCTCGAATGTGGCTAGCCCCTGCAGCTCACCCGCCAGCAATGCCGAGCTTTCACCTGCCCAGCCGTTGAGGCTTGCCCGTAGCTGCCTGACGATCTCCCTAAGCCGTGTTTGACGGTCAAATGCCCGTTCATCCTCGACCAAGATCTGTAGGTCTGCGACAGCTTGCAAAATCAAACGGTTGTAAGCAATCGCGATCTGTTTTGCCTCAGCATTGCTGAATCGATTTAGATCAACAGCGTGCCGATAAAAATCAGACGGAATGCTCATTCCTGCAGGCCACCAGCAGCCGTTGCCTGAAGCTCCTCCTCAAGGTCAAAGCTATCACCGAGCACTTCCCCGGCCTCAAGTTGCGCTAACAACGTCGATTGCGTGATGGTGCCGGCTAGGTAAAGTTCGAGCAATGCTTTGATTTCGCCCGGGTCCATACGGGAGCCCATGAAATCACGGTTGATCAATGCGCTGCCGGGTGATGCGTCGTTTAGATAATCAGCATGAAACCGCAGGCAATTATCGATCATGTCCTGCATATTTTGGGCGATCAACATCATCGTTGAATCACCTTGGCTGCGATCGAGGCGCTTTGACTCGGCTGTCTCGGCTGAAAGCTTTTGGCCCAGCACACTGGCTAGGCCCAGCTCATTGATCTGTTTTTCGATCTGATCCAACCGCTGGAACAATGCGTTAAAACTGGCCCCGCCTGGCTCGATGTATTGGGCTGATGCGCCCTCAGGCAGCGCGAGCGCTTCATTTGGCCCCGCTGTGATCTCTTCTGCTGATTGCGGAAACCCAAAAATCGCCAGCATCGGCACCGCTGCGACGTGCAGAATGTTGTCAAGATCTGATTGAACTTGATACGCCTTGATGTT